GTTTTATAGATGACTATGAACATTATACAAAAAACTGGAGATATTCGCAAGTATACTTTATTAAATAAAAAATGAATAACAAAATATCATTTTGCATTATAACTAACGGAAAGAGACCTACTGAGCTTTCTCTTTGCTTAAAATCAATACGTCGTAATTTTTCAACATATCATAGTTATGAAATAATTCTTGTTGGCGACAATATAGATCAATTTGAAAGTGAAGATGTCAAATTAATTCACGACACTAAATATCAAAAGTTTTTAGGAGCAAGAAAAAACATTGGCACGGAAAATTCATCTGGAGATGTAGTTGTTCACTGCGACGATGATATAATATTCCCGATTAACTGGTATTATAAATTTTTACGTTATAATTCTGCCAATTCAGATTGGCAAGTCCTTGGTAATAAAATACTATTACCAGACGGAGACAGGTATTATGATAGGGCTATTTACCTGCCAAGACATAAGATGGTCCCTTATGACTTTGATGAAACATTAGACCCTCATACCCTACTTTATCAATGTGGTGCGTTTTCTGTTTGTAAAAGATCTTTGCTAGAAAAAATTAACTGGAGTAATGAAATACCTTTTTACGGCAAACTTAACGGATTTGATTATAACGAAGATGTTGATTTTTCTGTTAAGTTAAAAGATGCTGGAGTAAGAATAAGCTTCGATAAAAATAACACCGTCTGGCATTATGACCACAGCTACTTCTTTAAAGATGATTTTGCTTACAAAAAAGACCCTAAAGATATAAGTGATCAAAAGTGTCTTGGATTCATGATGTTGATAAATTCTTTAAAAAATGAATAAAAAGCTTGTATTTGGTTTGGGTACTGGCAGGTGTGGCACTCACTCCCTAGCCGACTTATTTAATTCTCAAAAAAACTTCGAGGTGACTCACGAATTGGGAGATAACCCTGTATTAAATTGGGCATTTAACGATGAGTGTCTCGAGTTTTATTTAAATAAAATTACAAACAGGCAATCAAACCATGTTGGCGATGTTGCATTCTATTTGTTACCTTACGTAGAAGCTATAATAAATCAGTTTCCAGAAGCAAAATTTGTGTGTTTAAAAAGAGACAGAAAAGAAACTGTTTTTTCTTACGATAAAAAAACTACAGGACGAAATCATTGGCAATCTCACGACGGAAAACTTTACCGTTTTTGCCCTTGGGATAAATGCTATCCTAAATACACATCCGAAAAAAACAAAACAGAATCAATAGGGTTATACTATGATGATTACTATTCTTTAGTTGATTGCTTGATTGAGAAACATCCGTCAAATATATCTTTATATTCTATGGATAGTCTTAATGACCAACAGAAAGTTAAATCTATTCTCGAATTTATCGGTGTTCAAGAAAAAGATGCCATAATAAAATCCAGCATTAATATAAAAGCTAGAAATAACTGATTTAAAATCATAAAAATGATACATAAAATAATACATCAGACACACCGTGATAATAATTTAGATTTTGTTATGGCATCTCAAAAATCTATTAAAGAAAGCACTCCTGACTGGGATTATAAATTTTGGCCAGATGAAACTGGTAAAGAATTAGTTTTTGATGTATTTCCTGAGTTTTCAAAAATTTGGGATTCAATTCCAAATGCAAACATAATTAAGTGGAACTTACTTAGATTTATGATAGTATATTCTGAGGGGGGATTATACGTTGATAGCGATACCATTTTTAAAAAAAACATTGAAGAAATTATAGATATAAACTATGATTTTATAGGTATTAAAAAACATAAAATCGACAATTGGATTAAAGATCATTTTTTCGCGGCGGAGAAACATTCTCAATTTTTATATAGCTGCATAAAAAAAATAATCAACAATATAACATCAGGTCAAACTTTAAATACTTCAGTTCATGATATTTGCGGTGGCCCTTTTCTGTATGGACAATTAAAAAATTACTCTGAGCAAAATGATTTAAAATATAAACTATTAAACCGAAATTTTGTTACAAATTTAGATTTGCAACACGAAGGCTACGCAAACAACACAGAAGAAAACAAAAAATTCGATTGGGACAACGTATATGTTGTTCATTTGTTAGACGGATCATGGTTAAAATAAAATTATGGATGATATATACTTAGATAAGCCCTTCCCCGCTGGAATAAACAATACAAGATGCTTAAATCAAGATGACGCCAAAAGCTTATTGCTTGATGTCAAAGAGGTTTTTGATAAATATGATATAGAGTTCTTCTTGGTATTTGGGACTCTGCTAGGTGCTTATAGAGAAAAAAACTTTATAAAACACGATACAGATATAGACATAGCTGTTATTGGTGACGGTGCTGAAGATGCGATTTACGATTTAATCAAAAACGGAGAGTTCTCAAACAAAAACATAAAAAGTTTTAAAAATAGAAATTTTTCTTTATTCAGAGATAATATTTTATTAGATATATATCCTTTTGTTGAGGACAAAGGGAGTTACAGGTCTAGACTTGGCTGGAAAAATAACTACAGACTATCTATGGAATATTTCCCACTGGTAGATATAGATTTTTTAGGTCAAAAGTTTAAAACTGTTAATAATATAGAAAAATACTTAGAATCAAAATATGGAAAAGACTGGAGAATACCCAAAAAGTTCGCACATGCACGAACATAAAAAAGAATATTGGGAAAATTACTATGCAAATTGTGATGCTCCTCAAAAACCATCTAATTTTGCTGAGTTTTGTAATGATTTAATAAAACCAAACTCTTCGGTTCTTGATGTTGGTTGCGGTAATTGTAGAGACTCCAACTTTTTCAATTTAAAAACTTCAGTAATAGCTATAGATTCTTTCTCAAATGAAAACTTTACAGATAAAGGGGTGTTTTTTATTAAGTCAAAAATACAGGACCTTCAAGATATAAAGTGCGATTACATATATAGTCGTTTTTTTATTCACGCCATTGAAGACAGCTCTGAAGACTTCTTTTTAAAATACATAAAAAGAAACTGCAAAAACTTTTTTATAGAGGCTAGGTCCGATAAGGATTCGTTTGATGGTGATCACTTTAGAAGGTTTGTAAACAAGGATAAAATTAATAATAAGTTAAAATCTCTTGGTTTTAAATTTGACATAATTGAAGAGAAAGGTCTAGCAGTTCATAAAGATGAAGACCCAACAGTAATAAGAATATTTGGAGAAGTATAAACATGAAAAAAGTAATAATCACAGGAGTTACAGGTCAGGACGGAAGCCATATGGCGGATTATTTGTTGGCGAATACTGACATTGATATAATCGCTGGTGTGCGTAGGCTTTCTGTTAAAAACCATGAAAACATCAAGCACCTAGAGAACAATAATCGCTTTAAGCTTATTGATCTTGATATAACCGACCAATCAAATGTTGATCGTGTGGTCTCAGAAGAAAAGCCTGATTACTTTATAAACTTTGCTGCGAATTCTTTTGTTGGGGTTAGCTGGGATATGCCAGAGAACCACATGAAAACAAACTGCATGGCAGTACTATATCAGCTTGAGGCTATCCGCAAGCACCATCCAGAGTGCAGGTACTACAATGCTGGCTCCTCAGAGGAGTTTGGAGACGTTGTGACCGCTCCCCAGGACGAGACTCACCCACTACGCCCGAGAAGCCCCTACGGAGCTTCTAAGGCAGCTGCCAGGCACTTGGTAAAAGTATGGAGAGAGAGTTATAATCTCTATGCTGTTCAAGGATGGTTATTTAATCACGAAGGAACAAGGAGGGGTGAGGAATTCCTTACTCGAAAAGTAACCAAAGGTGTCGCTAGAATCGTGAGTGAAATCAGAGAGGGTAAAATACCCACCCCACTTGAGCTCGGTAACCTAGAAGCAAAAAGAGACTGGTCAGACGCAGAGGATTTTGTGGCTGGTATTTGGCTAATGCTAAACCAACCTGCAAACTCGTACGAAGATTTGAGAGAGTATGTTTTAGCATCTGGCGAGACATATACTATTCGTGAGTTTGTAGAGGCTGCGTTTGGCTTTGCTGGGTTTGGTGCGGAAGAGTGCAGTTGGGACGGTCAAGGCCTCGACCAAAAATACATGCATGGAGATCAAGTGCTTGTAACAATCAACCCTAAATACTATCGACCAGCTGAAGTTAATTTATTGCTTGGCGACCCAAGTCTTGCAGAAGAAGAAATGGGTTGGGTTAGAAAAACCGACTTCTATGGTTTAGTTAAAAAGATGATTGACAATGATATGGATCTGTTGTAAGATTCATACATGCCGAGAGGAAAAAAGGAATGTCCATCATGCAAGACACTGCTATCCAGTAGGTCTAGCAAATGTTCCTGCGGACACATCTTTGAGAAAAAAAACAAAGATAAAAAGCCGAACAAGCTTTCTATATTATCTAGATTAGTTCAGATACCAGAGAAAAACAAAAGATATTTCTACCAAAGAGAATTCAAGATAATGAATTCTCTATCAAACAGATACTCTCTTGAATTTTTATCTGTATTAGATTTCGGAAGAAAGTTTGATTCCCTGGCATATCTTTTAAGTTATAAACTTAAAGATACGCTAGATCAAAAGTGGAGGGCTTTTAATTATAAGTTTGACAAAAGTAAATATGTTGAATATAATATAGGGGAGAAATTTGGAGAAGACAAGACAATAAAAAAGAAAAACAAAACAACTAGAGATTTTTTAAATGAATAACGAACAACACAACTCAAATAACTTATTAAAAAGCTTCCTTAAAGCAAACAAGGACGATCATTATAATTTTGAAGATGAAATCGATTACAAGGTTTCTAGCGGATCTTTGCAATTTGACCTCCACCTTGGAGGAGGTTTCGGTCCAGGTCTTCATAGATTCTGCGGCATGAATGAAGGAGGTAAAACCTCGGAAGCATTAGAGGTTATGAAAAACTTTTTGATTACGATACCAAAATCTAAAGGTGTTTACTTTAAGGCTGAAGGTAGACTTTCTCCAGAGATGAGAAAAAGATCTGGAATAAAATTTGTATTTAATGCTGACGATTGGGTTGAGGGAACATGTTTTGTTTTTGAGTCCAATATATATGAAACTGTAGTAGACTTAATGAGGCAATTAGTTGTCAACAATGAAGATAAAAACAAGTATTGTTTTGTTCTTGATTCTGTAGATGGGCTAATGCTTAAAAATGACCAAGATAAAAGCTTTGAAGATTCGGCTAAAGTTGCTGGTGGAGCGGTGGTCGCTGCGACATTCATGAAGAAGATGTCTATAGCTTTAGCTAAGAGAGGTCACATGGCTATATTTATATCTCAGGTAAGAGCCGACATCAAGCTAGACCCTTATACAAAAGCTCCCATCAGACAAACAAGCGCTACGGGTGGTAATGCTTTGCTTCACTTTGCTAATTGGATCATAGAATTTGAGCCTAGGTTTACTAAGGATATAATTCTTCAAAATCCATCAGTAAAAAAAATGGATATGCAAAAAAATCCTCCTGTAGGTCATTTTGCTAATGTCACAGTTAAAAAGTCTCCCAATGAAAAAACAAATTCCAGGATAACATATCCTGTTAGGTATGGAAGGAAAGACGGAACGTCTATTTGGATAGAGAAAGAGATAGTGGATTTGCTTTTTGCCTGGGAGTTTCTTTCCAAGAAAGGCTCTTGGATTAATGTCACTGATGAATTTGCAGATCTTCTTGCGGATAACAGTTTTGAGTTCCCATCCAAAATGCAGGGTGAACATAAGGTATTTCAATCTTTAGAAGAAGATCCAAAACTCTCATTGTATTTAGTTGAGTATTTCAAGAAGGCTATCAATGAATTCTCATGAAGTTTTACGACTGCGTAGGCAAGCAAAGAAACTTAAAATCTGCTAAAAATTATCTTATAGATTGGGATATAAGTAGCAGGAGCAAGTTCCAAAACAAAGTAAAGGTTTTCCTTAAACCTTACTGGTGTCACGACGTTGTGTTTGAAGAGTTTAGGATAGTTGGAAGCAGACTGTCTCTAGATTTTTATAATGCCAATAAAAAAATAGCAGTAGAGGTTCAAGGTGATCAACATGTTAAATATGTAAAACATTTTCACAAAAACAGGCTTAAATACTTAGACCAGTTAAAGAGAGATCAAAAGAAGCTTGACTTCTGTAATTTTAATGATATAAAGTTGGTAGAGATTTACTCCAGCGACAAGATAACAGCGTCTCTTTTCGGGGATCAAAATGTAATTTTATGAAAGAAGATGAAGTAGAGTTTTCTGTACCAGAAAACTTTTTAAAACAGATATATGAATTTAGTGGAGGAGCCGAAAACTATAAAGGCATGGTTCTAATAATGTGTAACGAAAAAGGAGAGCCGAATATATATACTCAATACGATAGTTCTGTTGTCGAGTTGGGTTTAAAGTCCGCACTTAAAGATTTCTTGGACGGTAAGATTGAACTACAAAAAAATAAATGATTTATAATTTAGAACTAGAAAAACAACTATTAGCAGCCTTAATCAAGGAGCCAGATCTATTTTCTGAGATAGCTAACTTTATAGATCATGATGATTTTTATTCCGAGGAATCAAATCTTCACAAAACTATATTTACTATAGTCAAGCAGTCTATTCAATCTGGAGAAGAGATTGACGAGGTTATTATTGCTCAAAGAATTTCCAGTATAGGTTTATCTTTTGAGGACAATTTAAATCCTGCAGACTACATAAAGTCTCTAGCTTTAAGGAAGGTGCCAAAAGGCAATTTAATTAAGACAGCGAAGGAACTTAAGAAAGTTTCTGTGAGAAGAGGTATCTACAAAGCAGCACAAGAAATGGCTGGCAAGATGAAGAGTGTTGCCCCAGAAACTCCTTACCATGAAATCATCGAGAAGGCTGATAACATCTACAACTCAAAGATAAATCTATATGAAACAGGTGAAGATTCTCCTGTAAACATATACGAAGAGATGGAGGACATCATTGAGGATAGAGGAAACAATCCAATTAAAGAATTTGGAATGATGGGGCCTCATAAGAAAATTAATGATATGTATGGATCTATCTTGAGGCCTGGGAACATTACTGTCGTCGTAGCTAGGTCTGGCGTAGGTAAAACACAATTTTGTATGCACTACGCTACACAGGTCAGTGCTGAGTATGACGTGCCTGTTTTACACTTTGATAATGGCGAGATGAGTAAGGAAGAGTTAATCATGCGTCAGTGTGCTTCAATCTCTGGCATTTCATCGCATCTACTTGAAAGCGGTGAGTGGAGGCAAGCTGGAGAAGACGTAGTCAATAAAGTCAGAGCTACTTGGAATAAGGTTAAAAACTTAAAGTTTTATTACTACAACGTAGGCGGTATGGATGTTGACTCCATGATAAATACTCTTAAAAGATTTTACTATGCTAAAGTTGGCAGAGGAAACCCTATGATATTATCATTTGACTATATCAAGACCACAAGCGAA